GCTCTTTAACAGTTGTTAAGAAGCTTAATTTAGATTTGAGTGATACCTCAGTAGCTTGGAGTGATCCTACTACCGATGTCGCAATGACCAACTTTTTAGGAGAGGAGGTTTCCTTAGGGAAGCTTCCACATCTTAATTTAGTTGTGAACGACTGGCGCATTAGTGAATTCACTGACGTGTCCGAAAGGGCATGGTCGCGAATGATAGGTAGATATGATGAATTTGGTAATTATTATATTCCGGGAAATGAAGTTAATGTTTCAGCTATTGCTGAACCTGGCAAGTTTAGATCCGTCACCTCTGGTGACGCGATAGTTTACAATGCCCTTCAGCCCCTTCAGGGGGTATTATTGTCTCTATGGAAAAGAAATCGTGCAAGTACAATGATGTACGACGACTTAACTCCACGGATTCAGGAATTATATGATAATTGGAAGGATGAAGAATTTTACTTCGTAAGTGTTGATTATTCTAAAGCCACCGATCTTATGAAACGGGATGTAACCTATGCTGCATTTAATGCGTTTAGGGGTTGTCCTGATTTCGATCTCGGTATGAGGTCTTTATTGAATAACAAGGCAAATTATAAAGAGTTGGACAACAAGGTTGTATTCTTGACAGAGGGACAGTTGATGGGGCATCCCCTATCCTTTCCTTTGTTATGTATTGCAAATCTTGCTACTTACCGACATGCTATTAAGTTATGGTATGAGTCAGGTGATTTTACACCTGAAAGACGGCGTCTTAAACACCTAATGGAAGATAATGTATTAGTTAATGGGGATGACATGATTTTCATGTGCCCTTTTGATTTTATGCCATTCTTTCGTTTGGTTGCTAATGACGCTGGATTTAAGCTTTCAGCCGGGAAGAATTATGTCTCCCCACACTCATGTATGATGAATTCTCAAGTTTTTACACTTAAGCACGGAAAGATGAAGCGAATAGGTTACTTTAACCAAAAACTTTTATCAAAAACGTCTCTGAAGGAGGGAGATAGCTTAGCTATCCCTACTCAGATTACGCGTGAATTAGGAAAAATGATGGATTTAACTCCATGGGTTGCTGGTTGTGTTCCGGCAGTAATGAATAGATGGAAACAGGACAAATCATCTTGGTTTACACCAGGGTGGTATGTTCCTGTTCATATAGGCGGTTACGGATTGAATGAGAAATACTCATATCGAAACGAACGCGAATGTATGACTAGACCTCAAAGGTCAGTTGCAGCTAGATTTATTGCGGATCCCTCATTGGCACTTCACCACATGAAAGGCTCTAACATACCGTTAAAACTTATTCGACATGCTGTCGGTAATTGGAAAATAAGACCTTCTGACTATATTTTACAGGATGGTGAATCCGTCGAGGTTTCAGATGATTGGTTGAACAAGATTGCATATGCATATCGTGCCAGCCAAGAAAATCTAAAGACCGAGAATCGGATCATCACCTCAAAATTTAGTCGGCGATCACGATTGAAACCAATGTCTATTGAAGGCATTAATCGTTATTGGGAAGCTATTGTCTTTGCTTCCGATCTTCCGGAGTGTCCTCCTTTATGTCCCTTGCCAGTAATAATTACTACTGGGGAAAGTGAAAAAGCGAAACCTTTTAAGTTTCGTAACCATAAATATAAAGAAGATTCAATAAATTTATTTAAATTTGTCGAGTTGGATTAATTTTATGGTTTAGATGGGGTTAAAGTGTATAATTGCCCAAAATCAGTTTATATAGAAATATATACTAGAATTCTGTGCTAACCAAAATGCCAAGAGACTACACGGCGCTCCCTAATTTTATTAGGTCACACTTTGATGTATAGTCCCTCATCATGTGAGGTATCCCATACTACATGAATAAAAACAATAAGAAAGTTACTGTTAAAACTACAGTTACGCAACGCGTTCCTAAGAAGGATGCGAATACAAAAGTTACACGCCGTAAAGCAAAGCCGCAAAAGTTCAAGGGTTTGGGCAAAACTGCATTGACAGAGGCCGGGTCCGCTTTTTAAAAGTGTACTCTGGCTCCTGCCGATTTTACAGTTAATACCGGGTTTCAAGGTATCCCTGATGATTATGATGGTTTAACCGTTAGTAAAGCCTTTAAGCTCATTAACAGTTTTCCTTCATATACCACAGGTAACGATGTTTACATCGTTCAATTACCTATCCCAGGTGTTGCCTATCTCTATGGACAACGGGCTGCCGGCAATGCCGGTGCTATTACGTTGACTCAAGTCTGTTATGACGACGCTTCCACGCTCTTCGGTGCGGGTACGGAAACCAATAATGTAGAGGCATTTAGATATGCTTCAAATGTTATTGAAATTATCCCTACCGTCAATGAGATGACATGGGGCGGATCAATTCAGGTCTGGAAGTCACGTGTTTCTTCGGTAAATGCTGTAAACACTACTATTTCTAGTGGTTCTTACTCAACTTTATATGCAATTGATGGATTAGGTTCTATTAATTCTGTAAAGGCATCTTCCGTATTTCCCTTCATTGATGGGTGTTACGTACCTGCTTTTAATACAGAGTCCACTTATCAGTGGACTCCAGTTATTGCGAACTTCCCTTGGGCGGATCTTAATACAAATATTTCTAATTCAGCTCCGTCTGCTCGAGATTCAATAATTGCCTTTGGCGTTGGTGCTCCGATAAATTATCTGGGCATTGGCACTTTTGAGGCAACTTTTATCAAGATTCCGGCTGCAATAGCCAGTCAGACTGCTGTTATTAGATCATGGGCATGTGTAGAATTCCAAGTGAATCCTATGTCTATTATGTATGATTATGCTCATATGTCACCTATGTGTGATCCTGTAGCTCTTATGATGGTTAAGGAATTCCATAAGTCGTTACCTGCCGGCGTTTGCTGGAAGGATAATGCCTCATTTTGGGAATCATTTCTATTATGGAGTAAAAGGATTACAAACATAGGTAAATTAGTTCCTGGTCCTGTCGGACAATTAATGGGAGGTTTTAACCAACTCATTACCGAAGGCCATGGACTATGGTAGTTAATACAATAACTGTATTATAATTATTCTTATTATTTATTCAGCCTTTCTTAGGCTTTATACTTTCCAGCATCTATAACACTTACGTAAAAGATTACAATTTGTAACTTAACAAAGAATATACATAGCTAGTGGTATCTTACTACTAGTTGGGGGAGTCCTAGTAAGCTGGACTCTTTATAACACCGAGC